GAAAAAACCAAAAAAAGGTTTGATGTGGTTATCTCTGGGGAAATGCTAGAACACGATAAGTATTGGGAACAGAGCATTAAGGCTATGTATAAAGCTTGTAAGCCAGGGGGACTTATTGTAATTACCTGCGCTGCACCTGGCCGCCCTGAGCATGGCACAAAAAAATCAGAAGGATGGAACTCTCCATTTACAACCGACTATTATAGAAATATTTCTAAGGAAGATTTAGAGTCTGCGTTAGAAGGGCTGCCGTTTGAAAGGTGTGAGGCATCTCATCAGGGCTGGGACTTATACTTTTGGGGAGTTAAGGCCAAGTGATGTATATTGGCATAACCACCTTCAAGGAAAGGTTTGAATCCCATTTCATTCCTCTTATGAAAGATTTGAGTGGGTTTAATGTGATAGTTGCCGTAAATGCGTCTAGCAAAACGGGGTTAGACAATGAATATCGCAGGAAGATGCTTTCCTTTTTGTCTGAACACGACAATGTAAGCCCAATTTTCTATCAAGAGATGAGGGGATTGGCAAAAATGTGGAATGACCTTGTAGTACATTGCCCAACCTCTCATATCCTTCTATTAAATGATGATGTTCGTATAAGCAATCCAACGATTCTTATGGACTCTTTATATCAAGTGTCCATAACTAAGTCTAATTTTTTTACTATTAACGGCTCTTTCTCTCATTTCGTTATTGCCAAACACACCCTTGCAGAGCTAAACTGGTTTGATGAAAGGTTTTTGGGATTTGGTGAAGAAGATGGGGATATAATTTATAGGCATATAGAGACATACGGATTCTTCCCGCTATCAATAACATCTTCGCACATACATAATTTAAGCAGCGATGTTAGAGATGAGGGAGTTAAGCCTGGTATAGCTAAATACAGTCTTTTTAATAGGTGTTTTGCTGGGTTTTATGAGTGCGATATACCTAACCTGCCAAAAAAATATGCTCCCAATGAAGATGGAATATCGGGGATGTTTAGCTCTAAAATGAAAATACAAATAAATAGTCCAATTCAATATCCACACGAAACATTTTTCAATGAGTTCAAAAAACACCTATGAAGCAACCTATTGAGTACATTAAAGAGTGCTTAGAGTCCGTTGAGGAAAGTCTGATAATCGAAATAAACGCAAGGGATGGCTCGGTTACGAGGAAGCTTGCCGAGATACCTGGTTCAGAGGTTCATGCCTTCGAGCCGTTGGCAGAAGGCACAATACCGAACCTACCCACCAATGTTCAGATGAACTATTGTGCTGTTACGGATAAGGATTCGAGGATGACGATGTGGAGGCCGACAAAGGGTGAGCGTTATGCCTACAACACTACGACAACTTATGAGGGCTCTATGCCTCCGAGTGTTACATACAGGCATATGGTTGAAGTGCCTACCCGAAGTCTTGACAGCTATCTTCTGCATAAGCAGTTCACCTACATTGACCTATTGTGGATTGATTGGTACAATGCGGAGCTGACCTTGCTCAAAAACATCCTGCCTCATACGTCTAATACCAGCTTAATCTTTGTTCGTTGGGGAAATCTGATAGATTTAAATGGGAAGCCTGTTTGCAGGAGGATACTTGATTTGTTGGGCGATGATTGGAATATATTAGGACTGTGGGATGCTGACATACTGCTCTATAACTGCCGTTTTGTTACTCCAAAGGAAAGTTAAGGAAAGTATTACCTTTGTACGATAAACCTTATTACTATGTGCAAGTGTAGAGGAAGAAGAGGGGGGAGTAAATGACCCTCGAAAAGGCTACCGAGCTGTTGGCGCATATCTCGAAAGAGTATGCTATTTACGAGGTCAAGAAACGCTCGGATAAGTTCTATGTGCCTGACTTTTACCCAACATATCGGGCTTGTGTCGATATGGCTGCTCGTCTAAAGGTACATTCGGACTACGATGCCTTCCCCGAAAAGCTACTCAAAGAGAAAGCCCCTAATGAGCTTCCGCACGAGTTCAACTATCGTAAGCAGATTTATAGGCCGATTACTGTTCCATACTTCCACAAGGCGGTAAACGTTGCTGGCAGGGTTTGGAACAGGCAGAACTATGAAATACGCTTTGGCAATATTGAGCAGGAGCGTTACTTCAATGAGGACTACCCTCGCTTTGGCAGTATTGAAACCTACTTTCAGCAGATAGTAACCTTCGTTACGCTGACCGACCCCAACGCTGTGTTGGGCATTATGCCCGTAGGCTTGGAGTATTTTGAGGATGGAACGTTCAACGACACTATCGAGGTTAAGCCAACGGCATATTGCTTCAAGAGTAAGAAGGTGTGGGGATGGAAGGATGAAGAGTATGCTATCATCCGTGCAGAGCATAGTTCAAAGGTTCACTTAGGCTCGGAGAAGAAAGAGGTTGAGGATGGCCTTGTGTTCTACATCTTCGATAAGAATGAGATTCTGATAGCCACTCAGGTAGGCAAAAAGAGCGACTACACCTTTGACATTGAGTTGTACTACCGACACAATATGGGTGTTCTTCCCTGCGTAAGACTTGGCGGTATTTCGGTTCAAGAGGATGGGGATTACTACTACCATTCTTTTTACACCCCTGCTATCCCTGCATTAGACCAAGCCGTTAATGATTTCTCCACCTTGCAGATGAGTAAGTTTTCTCATGCCTTCTTGCAGAAGTGGGAGTATGTAGATGAGTGCGACAAGTGTAATGGGTCTGGGCAGGTCGAAGAGGCATTGGGCTTTGAGGATAAGGTTGCTATTGCCTGCTCAAATTGTGGGGGCACGGGAACTCGAAGGATGTTTGGTCCACTATCCGTATATCAGGTTCAAGCACCGAATAGGTTTACTACCGAGACTGAAACCAAGATTCAGATACCGCCCGCTGGCTTCATTGACGTAAAACACGAAATCCTTGACTTCTTAAACAAACAGGTCATTACTAATATTCAGATGGCTTTCGAGCTTTTGAGCATTGATGTAATGAACAATGAGAAGATTTCGGGTAGGGAAACGGCTACGGGTAAGGCTATTGACCGTGAGGAGTTGTATAGCTTCCTGTTAAGTTTTTCGGGTGTTGTATTCTCTGACTTTCAGTTCGCTATCAATATGATTGGCAGGATGCGTTATGGCGACTCTTGGCAACAGCCTGCTATGCGCTACCCTCAGAACTTTGAGATGAGGACTGATGCAGAGCTAACCACTGAGATTAAGAACGCCCCTTCGTTTTCAAGGGCTATGTTGGCTCAGCAGTATTTGGACACTCGCTTTCCTATTGAGGAGGTTAAGAGTGCTATTATGAAGCTATCAGTCAAGGTTGACCCGTACTTCAATTTGGATGCTAAGGAGGTTATGATGCTATCCGCGTCTGGCATTATTGAGAAGTGGGAGGCTATTATGCACTTTAAGGTTGAGTCTATCATCCGTGATTTAGTCTATGAGAATGAGGGATTCCTGAACTTAGAATACTTAGAGCAAAAGAAAAAGATAGAGGATGTGGCAAAATCGCTCGTTCCAAAGGAAAAGGGCTTAACTTTGCCAAATCTAAACACAATAAATGGACTTCGAGGAAATAATTCAAGAGTTGGACTCCCTCCCACAGGAGATCCAGACGATAAACCAGGCGACGGAAGACAGCCTATATGAGGCTATTTTAGTCCTTTTATCGACCTTTAGCTTCACCGATGGGGATATAGACCAATCGGAAGAAAACTTTGCTAAGGTTGCGTCTTTAAGGCCAAGAATTGAACGTTTGGTCGCAGAGTCGGGATACTCTGATGCTATTGCCTTTTATCAGGACAGGTTGGCGAGTGTTCAGCGCAAGATTGACGAGATCGTAGGCACTTCCGATATACCTGACGAAACGATGACACCCCTTCGTGAGGGTGCTGATGCCGCAGAGACATCGGCTTTAGAGACTTTAAATAGGGCAATGGGCGATGCCGTTTCTGACATTGTGAATACCATTGTGTTCATGATGCTTGCTGGTTCCAGCAGGGCGGCATTGGAGGATGCTATTGAGCAGTCCGTTAAGGGTACTGCATCGAGGTTAGGTGTTATCTCTGCTAATCTGAACACTAAGTTTGATGTGGTTTTTAGCGCAATGGTTCGTTCTTATGCTATGTACCTGTACTTGGCTAAGGGATTTAATAAATTCCGCTACAATGGCGGTCTTATTGCTGATTCAAGGCCGTTTTGTATTGAGCGAAATGAAAATATTTATGAGTACAATGAAATTGCCGAATGGGCTGACTTACCGGACTGGAGAGGCAGGATGCCCGGAACAAACAAGCAGACGATCTTTTTTTACTTGGGAGGCTACCGATGCAGGCATTGGCTAGTCCCCGTTATCGAAGAATCTTAACCCCAAAAAATATGGCAAACAAAATTCGTGCGTACAGCAAGGGCAGCATCATTTGGATAAGTGAGGCCATTGCTAAGAATGAGGCGTTTTTGAAGAAGTACAACATCCGTGTTGATGACGAGGCTTTTAACGGCCCTATTGTTCCCGATTCAACGCCTGGTGAGCCTCGTAGGGCTAAAATATTAACCGCATCTACGAATGACACCTCTGAACTACCCGAAGTCCCTGAGCTGGCAGAAGAGACTACGCAGGAAACGGAGGTTGAAACTGTTGATGAGTTGACTGAAGAGGAGAAGCCCAAAAGAACAAGAAAACCTAAAACTGAAGAATAATGGCTATTGACCACAAAGAAATGTCTAAGTGGCTCTTTGACAAAGAGCAGGAGTTTGAAAGCCTTGATGAGTTCAAGGATTTGCTATCCAAGAAGTATGTGAGCCGTGAGGTCGCTGCTGACGATGATGATATTAAGAACAGGGTAACGGGCAAGACGCTTGGTGCTTTGGAAACTAAGTTTAAGCGTTCCTTTGGCTTGTCTGAGGATGAGGTGAAGGGCAAGAAGCTATCTGAACTCTTTGAGTTAGCTGAATCTAAGAACAAGGCCACCATTGAGCAGTTGCAGGCACAGGCTAAGAGTGCAGGCTCTACTGAAGAGCTGAATGAAATCCGTGAGCAGTTGGCGGAGGCTCGCAGAAGGGCTAAGGAGCAGGAGGAATTGTCAAGTTCACTGACGAAAAAACTTGAAGAAACGGAGCAATCTTCATCGGCTAAGTTTCAAGAGTATGTAATATCAATGAATGTTGAGAAGGTTAAGAACTCTATCCCCTGGAGTGATACTGCCAACCAATATGCTCGTAAGGGCTTTGAAATGGACATTAAAGAAAAGTATATCTTTGCACTGTCCGATGATAAGTTGATTGTAACGGACAAGGCGGGCAATCAGATTAAGAACGACAAGGGCACTGGGTACTTAACGGCTGAGGAGCTTTATCGTTTAGAGGCTGAGAAGGCAGGGTTGGTTAAGAAAGCTGGAGAAGCTGGCTCTCAGACCAAAACGGCTCAGGTGAGGATGCCTTCGCCCGACAGACCGATGAGATATGCTCATCCACGCCTTGAAGGACACCGAGAGGCTTTGAGTAAGGAATAACACGACACGCTGTGTCTGGCAGACATAAAGTGCTAAATGTGCCGAAGGGGTAGGCAGATAAAGACTTCCAAAACCTTTTTTAATTTTTAACCAAAATGTCTTACGGATATTCTTCTTTTATCTCCTGCCCCGACATTCAAGGCAGGCTCGAGGATGGCTACTTTAAGGGCGACCCTCAAATGTTTCCAGGGCACATCAATACGCTGCGTGCCGTAACTTCCCCAATTAACGAGCAGGGCATCCTGCAAAACCAAATCGACACTAAGAATGGCCACTATCGTGCCGTTGAGGTTGTTTATCAGCCTCGTATGACCGACACAGGGACTGCTTCTTCTGCCGAACTCGATTGTGCTGCTGGTCCTGTTTATCGCGAGACCTCTCAGTTGTATAACATCGACCCTTCGGTTGGTGCTTCGCGCAGGTGGTCCTTCAACTTAGATGACCTTGCCCCACGTTGTGAGGGTGATGAAAACTATGTTGCCCGCCAATTAGCTATGCATATGCAGGCTGTTAAGCGTTACATGAACAACGAGGCTGTTACCTTCATCGGTTCTAACTTCGGCTTGTACTCCGCTAATCCTGGCAGTACCGTAAACGTTGCTCGTACTTTGCTGACCACTGCGACTAAGAACACTGCCACTGGATCTGTTGTTGGAACGTACCTCGATGACTTTATGTCTGACGTAACCTACCAATATCAGTTGGCTGAGGGTTGGGACAGACCTATCATTATCGGTGGTGAGTTGGTACACAAGTACATGACTGCCCTTCGTTCAAGCTGTTGCGCTACGATTAACGTAGACCTTCAAGCTATGATGGCTTCTGATGCTCAGAGCTACTACTTCTTTGAGCCAAGAGCTGACTCTACCTTCGGTGCTACGGAGTTCGCCTTTATGGCACCAGGTGCTGTTCAGATGATTCGTTACAACGCCTTCAAAGGTGCTAACGGCATCCGTGTAATTGACGACCAGGCTATCAAAAAGGGTACTATTGTAGACCCTGAGACTGGCTTAGAGTTCGATTACTACGCTCAACTTGACTGTAACCAATGGAAGTTCTTCCTCGGCTTATCTTACAAGTATGTAACTATGCCTACGGATATGTTCTTTAATGGTGATACCCTTGATGGTGTTAACTACATCTTCAACGGTAAGATTACAAACCCTTGATTTGTGGTGTGTGTGTGGGTAAGGGGGTGCGAAAGCATCCCCTTTTTTATTACTAACTTTGTCGTATGAGTTGCTGGAATAACGTAATCGGTGTACGGGGTTTGTGCGACCCTAACATAACACCCTCGAGTGGGTTGTATATCAACGACCTCACGGGCATATCTATGCGCGATATTGATTCAGGTGTTAATGAGGAGGATAAGACCGCCTTCACCCTTATTGAGCGCAAGATAGACCAAGCTGCCAATATGATTCAGGCGGAAAGCCTTGCCTACCTCTACAATCGTTGGAACTACACTACGAGCAGTTGGGATGGGCAGGTCGGGTTTTGGCCTCAGAGCCTGCAAAATCTGCCTCAGAGTGCTGTTTTTAGGGGCATAGGCGTAAGATATAGGCAGGCCGACTACATAGCCGTTACCTTGACCGCAGTAAATCTATTGGTGAACTTCACGGGAATTGTTACCGTGAGTGTCTACGATATGATTACGGGGGATGTATTGCAGTCTATCCCTGTTCAGACAACCGCAGGAACTCCATCGAGGGTTGTGGTGAATAAGAAGTTCACAAGTAATGGGCAGTTGCTTAACCTTGCCTTCCTCTACAATGCTACTGCCGTTCCATCCTACCAAACAAGTCTTTACCCTGTCTATGGCTGTGGTGGATGCTCTCGTGGTTCGAGGTGGCAGAATAATGTTTTGGAGCGCACTTTGGAGTTTCCCACTTCGGGGGCAGTGATTGAGCAGAACATATCGGGCGGCTCATGGACTGGCGGCCTTTCTATTGAGTACCAGGTAGCGTGTTCCTTTGAAAGTCTTTTGTGCGCTCATATTGGGCAGTTAGGCTATCCACTCCTCTATAAGGCAGGTATGCTGATTATGAAGGAAATGGAGTTTTCCAAGAGGCTGAACGGCATTATATCTTACAACCGAGAGCGAAATGGGCAGTTAGTTGAGTATTACCAACAGCAGTATGATGCCTATATGTCGAGGTATTTTGAGCAGGCTTATATGCCCGACACGGGGTGTTTCGCTTGTAGGCAGAGGGTTAGACAGGTGAGCAGAATACCATGAAGCTCAATACCTACATAAAGATATTGCAGACCCAAAGTCGGCTTTTGGTTGACAGGGTTAACCCTATCAATGCCGAAACAGCCGCACAAACACAAAAAGAGTATGCCAATAGGATTTTTGAAAAGGGCATGAAAAGCGATGATTCGCAACTTGGGTCTTACAATACCCGCAAGACAAGGTATTACAGGCATAACTTTTTGCCTATGAATTACAACAAGTTCAAGCCAACGGCTTTCGGCAAGATTAGAGGTGTCGGTGTTAGGCCTTATATGATCTTAAATGGGTACAAGCAGTTGAAGGATATTCAAGGCCTCAAAAGCTCTTATGTGAACCTAACTTACACAGGCAGGCTTAAAGCCAATTTTATTCAAACTCCAATCCGGCTATCTTCCGCCCGGATAACTGAGTCCAGCTATGGCGTTCAGGTCAATGCCTCGATCAGGACAAGTCCAGGGTGGAATCCTGGCAATGCGGCTTTTAATAGGCCAAGGACAAATGCCGAAAAGGTTCGTGTGCTTAGCGATAAGTATGGCGACTTCATGACGCATACGATTAGGGAAAAGATTAGTCATATCCGCAGGTTTGATAGATTATTAACTCGTGCAGTCTTTTCTGCCACCCCATTAAAGGGGCAGCCTACCATTATACTATGATACTATCAGTAATAAACGGCATTTTAGACAAGCTTAGGGAGTTCGGGGTTGCCAGACACTATGGCTTTGCGGAACTCATCCCTGATGGCGAGTCTTTAATCCCTTCTATCTACTGCTCGAATGGTGAGTATCGGCACGTTATTGATGGCTACGAGTGGAGTGAGGGCATAGCCTACATCCGAATGGCGGGGAAGGATTCTTCCGAGCAGGTTGAGGGTGAGATGTTCGTTGGCTGCCAAGACCTCATTTCGATTACCCAGCCGCTTATGCTTGTGGTTATTGGCAAGAGGAAGGGGTATAGAAACTTCGAGATGGGTGAGCTGATTAGGGCTAAGGTTGGTGGGTTGTATCTTACTCTTGCTCAGTCGGTGGGTGCTGTTTTCGTTGATGTTGATGTTCGTGGTATTGACTACGATATTTCGACTATTCTTTCCTCTGAGTTTGAGGGGGCATCTATCTCTTGGGATACGGGTAACTACATTATAGCGGTGGATATGGATGTTGTGGTTAGAATTGACACGAAGTGCCTATCCAATGCTGACCCTTGCGATATTAACGCCATAGCGGTGAATGTAGATAACGATTTAGCTTCTGATAGCAATACAACCTTAACTTATTAAGATGGCACGAAAGAGAATAAAAGACTTGGATTTAGCCTCCTCGACTACGGGGGCGGAGTTTGTGGCTATTGATGCTACGGGCTATGCTGCTGCTAAGAAACTACCACTTAGCTCAATAAGCGGTGGGGGCTCGGCTACACTATACGCAGGGTGGGGCACTACCGATGAGGGCATAACGCCACCGCAGACTAACTTTCTCGCATCAAATACATACGCAAACCTGAACGTAGGCTCTTCTATTGCGGCCTCTGCCAATTCAGGCGATTTCACCGTTTCTAATGCAGGGGTTATTACTTATACGGGGGCTACGACTAAGTTATTCCACGTTACTGTAAACGCCTCGTTAGATGGGCAAAACGGTGATGAGATAAGGGTTGCTATTACCAAGAACTCAACGCCTGTTGCAGGGGCTCTTTCTGGGGATATTATGTCGAATAGTAAGGCTGTGGGGGTGTTTGTTCAGTGCTTCGTTTCTCTATCTACGGGCAACACCTTAACGGTAAGGGTTAAGAACATGACTGACACGCACTATGTGAAGGCTGTGAGTGCAGGTATGTGTGTCGTATCGTTGTAGCCAAAACCTATAATTCAAATTGTAGTAACTTAGCACCATAAATTGAAATAAAATGTCAGCATTACCCGCATTAACCGCCCGTACCTTTGGGGCTACTCAGCTAATATTGACTTATGCCGATGGCAGGATTTTCTATGTAAACTACAAGAACATCATCTGCAATCTCTACGACCCTACTACGGGTGAGATTACCTTGAAAATATATCAAGATGGGCAGATAACCTTAGTCATTACTGCTGATGCTCTTACGGCCATAGGAACGAGTATTTCGGCCTTTATAACCACTTTAAGCACCTATATAGCCAACAGCTCTCCTGTCTCCAGCTTAGGCTCTAAAATGGAGGTTGTAACGGGGGCAGTTACGGGTAAGACATACACGGCTTTAATGATTAACGCCTCTTGTTCGTTCAGCACTCTGACTGATAGCGCATCCAACAACCTACTCTCTGCATCTCCTGCGGGGTTAAACCTTTCGGGGATAACCTGTTATACTGGTATGATTATCCGTGCCAATGATGGTAGGACAATATCAGCCGTAACGCCTGTTAGTGGTAACGTTTTCGCTTTCTATAACTAATTATGCCCTTATTAGATGGCCCTTCATTAGGTGGCAATGCCCGCCATGTTCTTCGGCAGTATGCTGAGGAGAGTGCCCTTGCTCGTGGTCGTGCTGCAAATGCTGCTGGTACAGAGGAGTTTGGTGGTGGATGCCTTCGTGGGAGGTACAACAATCTTCGGGAGGTAATTCAGAACAACCCTTCTCTTGTCGTAGTCCCTTCGATTATTAACGCAGGGGGTCTTTTTGTTCAGCGACCTATATGCCGAACTAACTACCTCCCCAACAACTCGATGGCTGGGGCGACAGGCAGCGTGTTGCCGACGACATGGGCATCGGGATCTATCCCTGCTGGCTTCACCTTTTCAATCGGCGCAAGTGGTCAGGCAACGGCTAATGATGGCACGCTCGTCAATTATGTAGATGTAAGCGTAAGCGGAACGGCCACTGCCAGCGGTACGTTCAATCTGTTTTTTTCTGCGGCAACAGGCGCAGTGACTGCTACGACTGGCCAAACATTTACGCTATCAGCCTACGCGACCTGCATCAGTGGTGACATCACAACGCCTGCAATGGTCTTGCAGGTTCAGGAGGTGAGTGGTTCGACATTTCAGGCGGGGACATCGACAAATATCGCATTGGCCAGCGGTGCAGTATTGCAGCGACTTTCGGCTGTTAGAGCGTTCAATCAAAGTGGCTTGACTGCGGCGAGAGGGCGCATTGGCCACCCGATTGTCAGCGGTACAACATACAGCTACACTATACGAATTGCATCGCCGCAGCTTGAAAGGCTTGGCGTAGCTACGCCTATGATTGCTACCTCGACAGGTGCGGTTACCCGGCTTAATGAATCGACCGATGTAGTAGGGCTTCCTCCTGACTTCACCGTGAGCAGGAATACAGGTGCTACAAGAGTAGGGCCAAATGGGTTGATTGAAGCGGGTAATACGAATTTGGCGTTTCATAGTGAATCGTGGGTTAGTGGCAATAATTGGGGGTTACTTTTGCTAACCAATGCAACAGGTGCAATAGCTGCTCCCAATGGCACAATTACGGCTAATGCCTTAAGTCCAACAGCGGTAAGCGGTGTGCACTTCATGACAGGGAACAGCTCAACTACTGTTATTTATACCAGTGGAACTATTTACACACAGTCGGCTTTTTTCAAGGCAGGAACAGGCGCAGCAGGTCAATTGGTGCAATTGACGTTTGCTTCGGCAAGATTTACACAAGAGGGTTATGCTAATTTTGATTTAAGCGCAGGCACAGTTTCAGTCGTAAGCGGTTCATCAGCAGACGCAAATAGAGCCGCAAAAATTGAAAACTATGGCAATGGGTGGTATCGATGCATTTTTACAGCTACTTGCAATATAACTGGTACTGGGGTTAGCTTAATCCCCGTGCTAATCACCGCAAGTGGAAGTGGTCGCACACCATCGTTTACTGGAGTTACTGGCGATATACTTTACGCTTGGGGCGCACAAGTCGAAGTAGGCTCAACCGCCTCTGAATACATCCCCACAACAACGGTTGCGAGGACAAGGTTCGCTGGGGTAACTGTCGATGGGACTATTGCAGCAAACATCCCGCGCATCGATTGGCTGGGGCAGTCGTGCCCTGCCTTGTTGGTTGAGCCGAGTGGGCAGAATGTGGCTCGTTGGGTAAATCAGATGACGGCACAAGATACACCTGCGGCATCAGGTGGAATGACCATTACAACAGGCAGCACTGACTTTCTTGCACCCGACGGAACGAGTGGAAGTATAACCAAGTATGTCGGTGGTGCAGCGAGCGGAACGAGTCAAAATGCTTATTATTCAGGGGGACAAATTGTCGCAACCGCTTCAGGCGCTCACACTTTTAGTTTATTTGTAAAGCGTGGAGCAACTAATCCTCTCGATTTTTGTGCGATTAGTTTTTCATTATTTACAGGAGCAAGTGGTACTGCAATTTCCTATTTTAACCTCGCAAGCGGTACGGCAATAACCGCAGGTGCAAGTATCCAAGATTACGGAAATGGATGGTATAGGCTTATTTCAGCACCATACACTATTGCATCAGGCGACTTATCGGGGCAAGTAGTATTCAACATGGCAGCCACAAGCGGCAGTCTGTCCTTCGCCGCATCAGGTGCGCTCAACTTAACTGCATACACTTGGGGCGCACAATTCGAAACAGGCAGCGTCGCGACCACATACATCCCCACAACGACAGGAGCAGTAAGCCGTGCCGCTGATGTCATCAGCGCATCGGGGGCGCTTGTTAGTGGGCTGATAGGCCAAACCGAGGGGACGATTTATGCGGAGTTTGAGATACGAAGCGATTCAACAACAAGAAGGCTTTTTGGTCTAAGTGACGGCACTCAATTAAATAGAGTTTTTTTATATTACACAAGTAACGCATTAAGAGCGCAAATTCAAAGTACAGATATTTCCTTAGGCAATCCTGCTGCTGGTTATCATAAAGTAGCCTTTGCGTATCAGCAAAGCGGTGTTAGCGGTACTTTATTCGCAAGTTTAGATGGAGGCGCAGTAGTTTCAGGGACGGCAGGAACTTTTCCTTCGGCATTAAAAGAAGTTTTTTTTGGAAAAAGAGAAGATTCTGCAGACACACAACAATGGAACGCTCGCATCCGCGCCGCCGCACTCTACACCACACGGCTATCTAACGACCAACTCGCCGAATTAACCCGACTATAAATGCCGACCTTCAGAAAATACGCCTTCCCCAACGAAGCGACATTCACAGCGCTACCAGTGCCGCAAGGCTTCGCAGTGCCGCTGGGTGAAATAGAGGGCACTTACTGCGTCGACATTCTTTGGGATGCAGAGCCGCAAGCCGACTACCTGCCCTTCGAGTGCTGGCCTCCGCCTGTCGGGGTGCATACCTTCCTTGGCTGGGATGACCAGTACGGC